GTTCGCCCAGTTCTTCGAGGCCTGCACATCGGTCCGGTTCGTCCCGGTCAGCGGCGTGCGGTGGGTGATGGTCCCGACCGTGCTCACGCGGCCTCCTGGAGAATCAGATCCAGCGTCGTGACGAGTTCTTTGACCTTCACGCCGTTGAGCGACTCGTCGGCCAACGGGATCGTCTCGATCTCCGGCAACGGCTGCCCGCTGCAGACGGTGTAGTTCTCGACCACGAGCGGCACGCTGTCATCGAAGAGCAGCGCGATCGCCCGCGTCATCACCACCTGCGCGTCGCGCATCGTCCCGTAGTCGCCCTGGAACACATGGAGGCGCAGCTGCAAGCCGGGCATCGATCCGCGTCCCGGCCGCGTGCCCAGGCCGCCGTAGTTCGAGCCGTGGAGGACTTCAAACCAGAGAAAGGGAAACGTCGGATCCGGCGGCACATCCGAGTGCACCCCGCCGAGTGCCAACGCCTGCAGCGCGGCGTCCTGGAACAGCGCGTACACCGCGTCGCCGGCGGCCGTCAGCGGGAGGACGTAGGCCATCAGTCCTGCCCCCAGCCGAGGAACGAGATGAACGGCTGATTCCCCACGTGACAGGTCGTGAAGGTCGGCCGGACGATCGGCCAGCGCTCGCCGGGCGCGAGCCGGACGTGCTTCAGATCCTTCTGCACGACGGTGAGCACGACGTCGCCGTGGGAGTGGTCCATGTCCGCCGCGACGATGCGCGTGTCGGTCGGCAGGCGCAGTTGCACGATCAGGAAGTCGGGCGAGAGCGCCACGCGGGCGTAGCCCATCAGAGGACCTCCCCGCAGTCGATCAGGGTCCACGCGCGGCCGTCGCCGTCGGGCAACACGCCGGCGATCTCGAACGTGTGCGTCGACTGCCCCGCCGGCCACTGCGGCGTCCAGAGCACGCGCATGCGATCGGTGATCCCGCTGGCGTCGATCGCGTGCACGCGAAAGCGGGCGTCGAGCTTCCCCGACAGCGCCTGGACCTGCAGCTGCTCCCAGGCCTTCACCGGAATCAATTCGGCGCGAATCGTGCGGAAGGTCGCCCAGCTGATCTTCCGGCCGCCCTGCGCGTCGCTGTAGTAGGTGGCGGTGATCGTGCCGGTCGCCGGCGTCGCGAGCGATCCCAGGACGGCGTAGGTGAAGGTCGACGCGCCGGTCACGGTGATCTTGACGCGGCCGTTGTAGCCGGTCGGCACGGCGCCGGCGACGGTCACCAGATCGTTCGACGCGTAGCCGTGCGGCGTCAGGGTCGTCGCGGTCGCCGTCGTCGTCGTCCGTGTGAGCGTCACGCTGAGCGCATCCGGGACGTTCTCCTGGATGGTCAACGATTCGCGCAGGATGGTGGGGGGCATCAGAAGGACTTGTACGGCCAGAGCAGCGCGTCCACGGCCGACGGCAGCGGCGCCGCGCTGCTCCCCGCGAGCCACGTCTCGATCACGAGTTTCATGGCGTGCTTCAGACTCGCGGGGACGGCCGTCGCCAGTGCGCCGTAGCCCGCGACGAACCGGATCGTCACCGCGTTCACGACGTCGCGCGTCGACGGGAAGGTCTGCCCGTACGCCGGCACGACGCAGCCCGCCCGCGCTTTGGGGCCGACCGGCGCGTCGACGGTGTAGAGGGTGGCGCTCCAGGTTTGCGTGACGCCGTCCGGATCCACGTACGTCACGCTCGTGACCGAGACGAGCGGCGCCTTCGGCAGCCAGATCACGTCGTCGCCCGGGAAGGCGTCGCGCGTGTCGTCCCAGGTCTGCGTAATCAGCGCGCGGTGGGTGAAGGTCTCGACGTACTCCCGCGCGGCGACGATCAGCGCGCTGATGAGCGTGTCGTCATCGGCGAGACTGAGCCGCAGCTGCCCCTTGGCCTCGGCCAAGGACACCGGCTCGACGGCCGGGGGGGTGACGAGGGACAGGGCCATCCATCACGCGGCCGTGATCGTGGCGCCGTCATCGAGCGGCACGTAGAACACGCTCCACTTGATCGATCCGGTGCCGCTGTTGCCGGCGCAGTTCAGGTTGATGGTCCCGACGGCCACGACGACCGGCGTGCTCCCCGCCGGCGCCGCGCCCGCGAGGGTCTTGCTGATCGCCGTCGCGAGCACGCCGTTGACCACCAGCTTGCCGCCGACCTCGAGCGCGTTGATGTCGGCGGTCGCGCACAAGTCGACCGAGGTGCCGGCGGTCGGGACCGCGGTCAGCTTGGTCGCGTTGGCGACGGCGCCAATGAGGGTGGTGACTTCACCGATGATCAGGTTGAGGATCACGCGGCCGCCGACGACGGTGAAGATCGGCGCGTTGGCCGTCTGCGGGAGGACGGCGGTCGCGCGGTCGACCTGGACGCCGAGCCGGATCGCCTTGAAGGCGTCGATCTGGGATTGATTCAAAACCGCCATGTGTCTGTCACTCCATCAATCGAGAATCGAGCTGGGCGGCGTGGCAACGACGTTCGTCTGGTAGAGATGCGCGACGATGGTGGCGAAGTTCGTGGCCTGCGCCGAGTTGGACAGGATCACGTAGACGCACGGATACCCGTCGGTCAAGAGCACCGGATCGATCTCAAAGACCACCAGCTTTTTCTTTGCCACCGCGGCGGTGGTGTAGTTCGCGGCGGGCGTCTGCGCGACGAGGGTGTCCGAGGCGACCACGTCTTCGTTCGCCCAGATCGGCATGGCCGGGATCACCGCGTTGGTGCCGGCGGCGATGGTCGTCGCCTGCATCGGCGTGATCACCTGCGCGAAGCCGACGGCGTTCTGCAGGTAGACGTACAGCCACGCCTTGAGGGAGTGCTTCAGCGTGCACGCCAACGAGGAGAAGCCGCCGTTGGTCGTCTGCGGGTGGGCGAGCACGACGGGATGCACGGCGAGGGGTAAATTGAACGGTCGCGACATGGGTCAGACTCCTTGTGTCACTAAAACGCGTGAGTCGATTACGGCCGGGCCGCGAGCGTCACAAACGGCGAGAGCGTCGTCGCGGTCGTCGCCTTGAAGGGCGTGATCGGCGCCTGGAGCAGCGGGCGGCCGATGATCGGATAGACCCATTTGAAGACTTTCTCGTTGAAGAGGAACCGGACGTGCTCCGACGAGGCCGACGTCATCGGCTTCTCGATCACGAGATAGTCGTCATTGAGGGAGGCGAAGATGATGTCGCCGACCGTGCCCAGGCCCGAGGCCTGTTCGATCGGGACGACCGGCCGGCCGAGGAGCGTCCCGTAGGGCGCGTCGGCGAGGCCGGTGGGCGGCATGTAGACCAACTGGCCGCCGACGCCGATGGCGACATACATCGTCTGCAGCTGCGGGAGGCATTCCTGGTTGATGTACCAGGCGGCGTTCTTGATCTTGCTCGCCTGCAGGCGCGCGTACATGTTGATGACGTTCTGCGCGACGATGGTGCGCGTGGCCTGGCCGGTTTCTTTCGCCACCACGATCGTGGCCGGCGCGTTGAGGATCCCGAGGCACTGCCCGGCGCCGTCACCGCGGATGATTTCGTCGTCCAACTTGAACGCGAACTCAGACGGGAACGCCTTCATCGCGATCGCTTCGAGCGCCGTCGTGTCGCGCAGGAGCCGGTCGGTCGCGTAGAACAGGCCCATCAGGTCGTCGAGCCGCAGCTCGAACTTGCCGAGGGTCGGTTTGCTCGCCGCGACGGTCGCCGCTTCCGCCGCGCGGAAGACTTGCACGCCGCCCCAGCGCGATCCGGTCGCCCGGCTCGTCTCGTTCACGTAGGGCGCTTCGAGGCCGTCGGCATCCGGGCCGATCGGGATGTTGAGGCAGCGCGGCGCGAGGACCCCTTCCTGTTTCATCCGGTCGAGGAGCGAGGTGTTCCAGTCCGCGCGCACCAGGAACCCGCCATCGGTCGAGGACCCGGACGACGCGCCGGTGACGGCCGCCATCACTTCCGGCGACAACAGGCCGGCGCGCCCGGTCTCGGTGTAGGCGATGCCCTGGAGGAACTGGCCGAGCGAGACTTTCTTTTCCGCGAGGTCCTTCCCGACCTGGATCACGGGGAGGGTGTCGTCGCTGGCGCGTTCGTCCTCCTGCAACCGGCGGGCATGGGCGAGCCCGAGGACGGTCGCCGCGAGCTGCTCTTCGTGGCTGTCGAGCTCGGCGAAGATCGCCGCGTAGCGGGTCTCGTCGGCGGCGGCCTGTTCCGGGGTGCGGCCTTTGAGCGCACTGAGCGCGCGCCCTTCTTTCTTCAATGCCGCGATCGCTTTCTTGGTGTCGGCCTCGTCCTGGATCAGTTGCTTGATGTTGCCGAGCGCGCCGACCGCGCAGACGGACAGCCCGTGTGCGTGGAGATCCGGCGCCAGCAGCAGCACGAGCAGCGCGCATGCGATCGCGGCCACCTGCTGTCGATGGGGCCACAGGAAGTCGACGCAGCGCGCGAAGACGCTCGCGAGACGGGCCGCCATCGTCGAGGCCTTCCGGCGCCACGGTTCGGCGTGGACGGTGCCGACGTTCCGGGCATGGATGTCGTAGATATCCAGCGCCGGCATCCTCAGCAGGCCGGCCATGAACGCGAGCAGGAACGGCAGGGTCGTGAATCTCATGAGGTGTCTCTCCAGTACCGCTGGCAAACGAAAAGGCGCGTGCTCATCGAGACCTTCGGCGCAGCTATCGCGTCGGGGGAGTCGATCAACACGCGCCTCTACGGAGTCGCGTTTACGAGATCAGGATAGGGCCGGTGTGGAGTTTCGTAGGACGAAACGCCTCGCGGTGCTCCGCCAGGCACTCTTCCGCGGCGTCCATGAGCGCATCGCGGCTGAACTGGCTGACGCTCTGATGATTGACGGCGGCCGCCTGCGCGACGCGCCGGTGCTCCGCCGGCGACAGCCGGGTCGTCGTCGGCAGGCTCGGCGCTTCCGCGCGGGCGGGTCGACTCATTCGAGCAACCGCCGTCGGCGCGCGCGCGCGACGTCGTCGTCGGCGCCGCCCCACACCGCTTTCGCCGTGGTCGGCTGCCCGCCGTCCGCCGCGGTCGGGTCCTCCAGGTCGTCCCTCTCGTCCGGGTCCACCGCGTCGGGCTGGAGCGGCGGCGCCAGTTCGCTCGGTGCCCCTTCCGCGTGCGCCGCGCCGTGGAGGAGCCCGCGCGCGCTCACCATCAACGCGTCCACGTAGGCGCGTCGCGCGCGTCCCTCGACCGACGTGTCGCGCAGGTCCTTCGCGCGCATCCCGCCGGTCGCCGCCTGCCGCCCGACCAGGCGGCCGAGCGTCTCGTCCATCGTCGCGATCCGGTCGATGAGGCCGGCGGCCTTCGCGTCCTTGGCGCCGAGCACCCGCCCTTCGCCGTAGCCGTGCCGGATGTCCTTCGGCGCGACCCCGAGCCCGCGCGCGACGTCGGCGGTGAATTGCGCGTACGCCGCGTCGACGCCTGCTTGCTTGATCGCGCGCGCCTCCGCGGTGAGCGGCCCGAAGGGACTGCCCTCGACCTTGTACTTGCCGGCCGAGATCAGCTCGACGCTGATCCCTTCCTGCTCGAGCGCCTTCGACAGGTCCTCGTGCGCGGTGTAGACGCCGATCGAGCCGGCCGACCCGCTCGGCATGCAGACCCGCTCGTCGCACTGCGCCGCCAGCCAGTAGGCGGCGCTCGCCGCGAGGCTGTTGACCTGGGCGATCTGCTTCACCTGGCCGCGCAGCGCGAACATCTTCGCCGCGAGCTCCTGGATGCCCGGCACCGTGCCGCCCGGGCTGTCGACGTCGTAGACGATCGTGCCGATGCCCTCGGCGACGACGCGATCGATCTGCGACGCGATGCGCTCGCAGGAGGTGCCGCCGCTCGTGTCTTCCATGCCGGAGATCCGATGGGCGATGACGCCGCGGATCGGAATCACGGCGACGGCGCCGCGACTCGTGGGCCCCTGGCGCGCGGCCGCGGCGTCGCCGATGCGCGCCTCGATCTCGGCGTCGGTGAACGCCTTGCCGGCCGCGCGAAACGCCAGCACGGCGAGGACTTCCGCGAGTTTGGACGGGTGGATCGCCCAGAGCGTGTTGGCGACGTAGGACGCGACGCGTTCATATTTCATGAGGGCACCTGTGCAGGGTCGGGTAACGCCATCGCAAATTCGAGCTTCATGGTGGTCGGATTGAGCGCCACGTTCCAGACGCGCTGACACCCGGGACACGGCGCGCTGACGCTCTGCACGATCGTGACGGTCGTGTCGCCGCCCTCGGCGCCGCAGTTGCATTTCAGCACCGCCGTCACGGGCACCAGGATGGACAGCAGCGTGAAGGGCTGCCCGACGATTGGCGTGCTCGTCGATGCAGGAAACGGTAAAGGCTTGTTGCCGTTCTCGCTCATGCGGCCTCCGTGGTGAGGAGCAGCCACTCCTCGTCATCGCGCTGGATCCCTGGTCGTTCGTCGTGGACCAACTCCGCGGGAGACCCGGTGAGCTGAAACTGGCCGGTGGCGCCGCGCAGCCGGTAGACCAGGGGCCGCGGCGCGCGGGCCGTCAGCCACTCGGCGTTGCGTCGTGGCCCCGCCCGGCCGCGGTCAGACGGGAGGCTGACGGCGCCGGCGCTCGGTGCGAGGTAGAAGTAGTAGAGGAGCGTCGCGAGCTGCATCGCTAGTACTCGTATCCGATCAGGGTGAGATCGAAGGTCACGACCGTCACGCCGGTCACCCACTGCGGATGGGTGATGGTCAGGCCGAAGGTATTCGTCCCGCCGTTCGACGCGATCTCGAAGCCGTCCGGGATCAGCGTCACCGGGAACAAGACGCTGTTGGTCAACGTGACCGGCACGTTGACCATGGTGTGCACCTGCAACGGCGAGGACGCGGTGGTCGCGCCCGCCACGGCCGCGCGCAGGTTGATCGTGACGTTGGTGGACGCCGAGCCGGTACTGTGTCGAGCCGACGCACTGATCGCCTGGATCCGGAAGGTCTTCCCGGTCGTGATCGCGCACGAGCTGCAGGTGCCCGTCGCGGCGAGCCCGATGCTGCGGGTCAGGGTGATCAGGGTTTCGGCCGTCGCCGTCGATGCGACCGAGGCCGTGATCATGATGCTGACCCGGCCCGCGTCCTTCAGATCCTGCGTGGTGACACCCGTCGCGCCTTGCGTGCCCTTGGTCAGGGTGAGCTGCGCGACCGTCGCGTTCAGGTTCGCCGCGGTCGTCTGTCGGACGAACACGTCGCCGTCTGCGGCCTTGACGTCGAGCTTCCCGACCGTCGTCGGGGCCGTCCCGGCAATGGTCGTGAGGTCGTGTTTGAGGTTCTGCGCGGCCGTGAACTGCATCGTCGCCGTCTGGCCGGTCGTGAGCGTGGCGGGCGTGGTCGTGAAGATGCCGCCGACCGGCACCGGGTTCGCCGTGGCCGCGACGGCGTTGGCGACGTTGCCGCCGACCGCCTGGATCCCGGCGACGCCGCCGGTGACGGTGGGCGTGCCCGCGATCTGCGCGACGTTGACCGACTGGTTGGCGGTCAGGGAGCCGATGGTCGCGGCGCCGGTCGCCAGGATGATCGAGCTGTCGTTGCTGACGGTGACCCGCGGAATGCCCGCGCCACCGGCGCCCGCCCCCGTGGAGACGTTCGTCCCTCCGAACTGGGTGGTGTTGAAGCCAGCGCCCGAGATCGCGTTGTCGATCAGTTCCACCGCCGTCTTCACCGATCCGAGGGTCGTCTCGGTGGCGAACCCGGTGATCGCCGCGGGCGGGGTCAAGGTGGTGATCTGGGCGGCGGTCAGGACGACCGGCGTCGACGCCGCCGCGAGCGCCTGCCCTTGCGCGGGAATGCGCGCCGTCGCCGTGTCGATCGCGGCGAGATGCCCGGCTTCGAGCGCGAAGCCCGCGATCGCCGCCGGCGGCGTGAGCGTCGTCACTTGCGCCGCGGTGAGGACCACAGGGAGCGAGGCGGCGGCCAACGCCTGCCCCTGCGACGGGATCTTCGCGGTCGACGTGTCGATGGTTGCCAGGTGGCCGGCTTCGAGCGCGAGCGCCGAGGTATTGAGGTTGGTGCCGGCGTTGGCGGTCACCGTCCCGCTGATCGGTTGGGTGGCCTGCCAGAAGGTCCCGCTCACCGGCTGGGTCACGGCGGACCCGTCGACCTTCCAGGCGGTGGTGTTCGCCGTATTGCCTGGTTGGACTGTCCAAGTACCACCCTGATTGGCGGTTACGGTGCCGCTCACTGGCTGCGTCGCCTGCCAGAACGTCCCGCTGACGGGTTGGGTCGCCTGGAAGAAGGTCCCCGAGACCGGGACCGCGCTCGCGCGCAGCTGCCCATCGGTGAGCGGCAGGATCTCCACCCCCGCCGCATCCCGAAGGTTCACATGGACCGCCCGGTAGGGGGTCATCCGCAGCGCCGCGGCCACGCCGCTGCTCAGCGCAACCATCGTCGTCTCGTAGGTCCCGCCGACCGGTGCGAACACGGTCGTCCCGAGGGTGAAGGTCGAAGTGTCCACCTGGCCCGGGCCGGTCGTGCCGCTGCAGTTGGTGCAGGTGACGGCCCACGGCCGCACGCCGGGTGCCCCTTGTGCGACCGTCTGACCGGTGACGCGCGTCGGCAGCAGCAGCAGGAGCGTGAGGACGATGGCCCGCTTCACAGGTAGCCCCAGATCTGCCCGAGCACGCCGACGCCGCTCGCGCTCCATTTCACGCCGGCCGCGGGCCGGAACGGCCACTCGTACGGTTGCTCGCCGCCAGGTGGGATCTCCAACTGCGCGAGGATCCCGCCGGCGGTGTCGGTGATCGTGACGATGAGCGCGGCGACGCTCGGGTTGGTGAAGTGCGCGCCGAGGAGCCAGGCGGCCGCGGCCGTGACGACCGCGGGCGCCGCCGGCACGGCGACGCCGGGTCCCGTATCGAAATTCGGCGCGATGACGGACGTGAAGGGCCAACTCATGTCTGGCTCAGCACGCCCTCTGCGGCATCGAGCTCGACGAGGAAGACCTGGCCGAGGCGCAGCGTAATCGCCGCCACGTAGGCAAACCAGCCGATCAGCGGCTCCCCTGCCGCGGTCGCGTTGTACAACACCGCGTGCTGGAGCGGACCCATCGACCCGCCGCTGGCGACCCACGGCGCCGGGTTCTGCAACGTCAGGGTGTAGACCCCGGCCGTCTGCCCGCTGCGTAGGAGCGCCGCCACATGGCCGCCCGGCGTGTAGCCGTGGCCCGACGCGATCTCGGCCAGATCGGCGCGCACCGTGTCCGTGCGGACCGGCGCGCGATCGGTCAACAGCACCTTCAGCACGTCGACGTGCAGCCGATGGACGCCGTGCGCCAGGTCGGCGACGAACTGATCGAATTTGTGGAACGGGACCTGCACCCGGCTACTCCCGCACGATCGGCACGTCGCGCGTGCGCGTCGTCTGGATCAACTTGTCCCGATCGCGCTCGACCGTCTGCACGCGTTCGACCGCGATCGGCGGCGGCAGCGTGATGGCCACCGCGCCCGGATCGATGTGGACGTCGCCGGCGTGGACCTCGACGCGTGCCGGTTCCGCCGCGGCGATGTCGACCCGCACCGCGCCGTCGGCGATCGTCACCGGCACATGCACGTCCGGCGACGGGCGCTCGATCGCGGCCTTCAAGAGGCCAGGCAAGGGATCAGGGATCGGGGTATCGAGCGCCAGGTGCGCCAGGTAGTCCGCCGTCCACGTCTCGGTGACCGCGAGCCCCTCGCGCAGCTCGGCCCGCTGCAGCGCGACGTACGCCTGCGCCGTGGGCGCGTCGAGCCGCATCGTCTGCATGACGAGCACGTGATGATCGCCGTAGAACGCGTCGACCCACGCCGCCCAGCGCGCGGGGGACGCCGCGAGCCGCACCGCCGCTTTTTGCGCGGCCTGGATTTCTTTGCGGAGGACGCGGGCCGCGGACTCGGTCACGATCGCGCGCGCGCGGGTTTCGGCCTCAGGCATGGCCGCGACGGGCGCGGGCCGCGTCTTCGGCGGCGGCGGCAGTGGCGGATCCTCCTCGACGGCCGGATCGGTGACGGCCGGCTTGCCGGTAATGTTCTGGGGCTCGCGGAGCTCGTCGGCTTTCCCGCCGCGCTTGTTCAGGTCTTCGACGCCGCGCACTTCGTCGACCGTCACGATGCCGGCGTTGACGGCCGCGACGTGCGCGGTCCAGCGGGCCTGGAGATCGGCGCGGTTGATCGCATTGCGGGTGAACCGCGCGAAGTACTTCTTCGGCGCCAGAATGAGTTGCGAGTTCGTCCCGAATTCAAAGAGCGACAGCCACCCGCCCATGCCGATCGTGAGGAACGACTGCCAGAACTGCTCGGCGTTCCCGAACGAGGGGTCGCTGTTCTCGAGCATCTGCCGCGGCACCCCGAGCCAGCGCGCCTGGTCGTCCACCGAGAACTTTCGGCTCAGGAGCATCTGGAAGTCTTCGGGCGACAGCGTCGACTCCTTGAACGACGAGCCCTGCTCGAGGACCTTCGGCAGCCGCCAGTCGCCGGCCGCCGTGATAAACGACCGCGCCATCCGCTTGGAGGCCTCGTCGTCCAGCTGCCCGGGATTCTCGATCACGCCGCCGTTCAGCGTTCCGCGCCCGAAGGTCGCCGCGGCAAAACTCTCGGTGGCCAGCGCGATCCCTAGGCTCGATCGCGCGTGCTCGAGGATGCCTTTCCCGCTCGGGGTGTGCAGGTGAAAGATGTCGTCCTGCGTGAACGTGTTCGTCCGGCCCGTCTGCGCGTCCCGGATGTCATAGAGCATCCGCCCCGGAATCGCGGCGCCGTTGGCGAGCCGGACGACCTGCTGCTTCGGCGTCACGAGCGTCGGCTCGATCGGCACGAGCTGATGGGCAAACCCGCGCGCGCCCGGCACGATCCAATCGTAGGCATGGCCGTGGTCGATGAGGTGCCCCATCTTCTCGCACCGCCACTGAAACGAATCTTGCGCGTCGTTCGGCTGATCGTGGAGGACGTCGTAGAGCGGATGGTCGAGCGCCGGCTCGGCCCCGCCGTCATTCGGCAAGCGGGTGTACACCGGAAACGGCAGCATCGCGAGCACGATCTGGAGAATCAGCCGTCCCCGAAACCAGGCCGAGAGTTTCTGGGCGCCATCCTCGTCGACGCGCAGGCCGGCCGGCGTCATCACGCCCGCGGCGGCCGGCTGATACCAAAACGGATCGGCCGGGCCCGGCGTGCTCGCCTGCAGGTCGACGCCGAAGAGGCGGCCCAGAATATCCATCAGCGCGGCCTCCCGCGCTCGAGGTACGTGCGCCGCAGGTAGGGCCAGGCGCCGATCGCCAGCAGGATCGCGCCGGCGACGATGTTGGCGGCCGCCGGCGAGAGCGCGTGCAGGCCGACATAGAGCCAGATCGCGCCGACGAGGAACAGGAGGCCGTGGACGTTGTCGGCCAGGGCACTGATCGCGCGCGAGAGATCGTTACTCCCCAAGGGTGCGGACTCCTCTCGTCTGGTACACCGAGCGCTGCGCCGCCGGCGTCTTCGTCATCTTCGCCAGCGCGTCGATGAGCGCCACGCCGCCGTCGATGCGCTTGCGCTGACTGAGCTTCACCGGCCGGATCTCGCGCCAGGCGTTCTCTTCCTTGCCCATGTTGCCCAGGCACATCGCCATGACGGGGTTCCCGTCGTGCGTCAGGTTGACGGTGATGATCACGGCCTCCATGAGCTTCGAGGGTTCGTTCAGGGCGCGGAAGCCCTGCGGGATCTCGTCGACGAGCTCCTCGCCGAAGTGGCGCTTCAGCTTCGAGACGACGCCGGCGGCGCCCGCCTGGTCGATGCCGATGCCGCGGATCCGGAACTGCACGGCGAGCGTGCTGATGATGAACTCGACGATCGCATCGTGGTCGATCAACGAGCCCGGCCAGGTCGTGAGATACCCGTCGCGCTTCCAATCCGGATACGGGATCTTGTCCTCGAGGGCGCGGCGGTGCAGGGTCTTCTCCGGCATCCAGAAGAACGCGAGCACGTCGATCGCGGACGTGATCGTCGCCGCCGCTCCCTCGACGACCGCCTGCCCGCCCTCCTCGAGCTCGCGCTCGAGCGATCGAGGGAAGATGCAGACGGCCGACGAGAGATCGATCTTGTCGCTGAGGTCGATGCCGACGAAGCATTCCCGGCCCACGAGCGACGCGCGGAAGATCTCCGGCGCCGCGGTCGTGACGCACGCCGCCCACTGCTCCGTCGTGATCCAGACCGTCGCCTGCTGCGTCCACTGGCAGAAGTTCAGGCGGCGGACCATGTTCCGCTGCGACGGGATCGCGATCGCCTCGCGGACCTGTTCGCGCAAGTACTCCCACGGCAGCGACACGCCCAGGTTCGGGTTCGCTTTTTCCCAGTGCGGGCCTTCGGTTTTCCAGTCGTCGCAGTCCGGGCAGTCGTCGGCCGGCTGCAGCTTCCCGGCGGCGTGGCAGCGCTCGCACGCGTCGAGCCCGCACACGAACGCGAACCAGGTCTCATTGACGAGGGTGCCTTCGAGAATCTGGCGCGAGTACTCGACGTATTCCCAGCACACGGTCTCGCGATCGAAGCCGGCATTGGTCGGAATCAGGATCAACGCATTCGGGCGGCCCTTGATGCCGGCGCGCAGCTTCACGACGACGATGGAGGTCGGATGTTCGTGGAGCTCGTCGACGCAGGCGCCCTGGACGCGCTTGCCGTCGAGGCCGCGCTTCTCCGCCGAGATCGGCCGGATGAACGACCCGGTGGTTTTGACCGCCAGGTTGTTGCCGGTGTGGGTGATGAGCGCCTGCAGCGCCGGCGACGCCTCGACCATCTTCACGCAGTCGGTGAACGCGATCTTGGCCTGGTCCTTCGTCACCGCCGCGCAGAAGAGCTGCGCGCCGCGGACGCCGCGCCGGACCAACATGAAGATCAGGACGCCGGCGAAGAGCGGCGTCTTCCCGCAGCCCTTCCCGCCCTGGAAAAACACGATCCGAAAGCGCTGCTGTACCCGACGCGCGCCGGTCTTATCGCTGATGCGAATCTGGAACCAGCCGAACATCGAGCCGATGATGAATTTCTGAAACGCGGTCAGCAGGAACGGCGATCCGCCCATCGGCATCACATCGGCCGCGGCTTCGACGTTCTCGTCGGCGTCGGTTTCTTCGGGGAGCACGAGCACCGTTTCAAAGAAATCGATCGCCTCTTCCGCCTCGGCGGGTCGCCACTCCAGGCCCTTCTCGGCCTGGCGCGCGAGGTCGTCGAGATGGCGTGCACAGGCGAGCCGGACGAGGCGACCCGCGACGATCGCGCCCGCGACCACCCGCGTCGCGTAGTCCGTAGCGGGATCGCGCATCACCGCGCCTCCGGTCGTAGGTGCGCCTTCGCCATCCGCCGCGCGAAGCGGTGATCGCGCGTGCCGTCCTCGTGCGTGGTGTATCCGCTGCCGCATCGGGCGCAGCACGGCTCGCCCTCGAGACTCTCGCGGTTCGGCGGGAACGCCGGCGGACGACGCGCGCTGATGGTGGTAATCACGCAGCGCCCCCGCCCCCACCCGAAGCCGAGTTGCCGACGTCCGTCGCGCGGCGGGTAAAGCGATCGAGCGGGTTCGTCGACGGCGCCTCCGCCGCGTACAGCGGCTTCCCGAGCGGGGCGAGAGCAAAGTCTTTCGTCCATGTGCTGATGCGCTGCATCAGGCCGCGATGATCGGGTCCGCCAGGCTCCGTCAACGCCAGCGCCCGCTCGCGTACGATCGCACGGCACAGCATCACGAAGACGGCGGTCGTCGCCGGCGTCAACGTGCGCGCCGTGAAGGCATGCGGCGCCAGGTCGTGCCACGCCGTCGTCGCCTCCAGACCGAGCACGGTCAGTTCGTCGACGCGCTCCTGCAGTCGTGCCCGGGCCTCGCCGTCGGCCGACGCGAGCGCCACGGTCAACGCCTCGAGGAGCGGGGGCCGCGCGAGGTCCGGCGGCGGATCGAACGTGGCCACCCCGGCGACGGCCGTCGAGGTCGAAAAGGGCACGACGACGCCTGACCTGGTGCCGCCGATCGCCAGCTCCAGATCGGAGATCTGCTTGCGCCCGGACCCGGTGCGCCGGCCGCCGCTGCCCCTACCACCCATCGGCGCCGTTTTGAAAACCCGAAACTTTTGAAAGCGAATTTTTTCGCGCGAGGGACCAGCGCGGTCTCCCGGGCGTCAGTCCATAGAGAGTGAGGGGGCCCTGGTGCGGGGATGTGGTGAGAGCGACAGCAACGTGTCCGCGTTGTTGTCGCTCGCTATCGTAACAGAAGGCCGTGACAGGGCGGGTCACGCGCGGATCTCCGCATCCGCCGCCTCTTCGACCTGGGTCTTGCGATCGTGGCAGCGTTTACACATCGACTGCCAGTTGCCGTGCTCGTCCCAGAACAGCGTCTGATCCCCACGGTGTGGAACAACGTGGTCGGTCAGCGTCGCCGGCGTCGTGCGTTGCATCTGATCGCAGAGGCTCATCACCGGCGCCTGATCATCGGGGCGCATCCCGCAGAGGGGGTACTGGAGACGGAAGGCCTTCGACGCGCGGTCCCAGCGCTTGGTGTAGCCGCGGCTGAACGCCGAGCGACGCGGCTCGCGCGGGAGCACGCTCGCCATCAGCGGAGGCCTCCGCCGACCAGGCCATTCAGCTGCACGCGGAGATCGGCCTCGAGGTACCGGATGGCGCGGCTCACGATGCCGCGCGCGATCGGGAGATCACAGAAGCCCAGGTGCAGGTCGAGGCGGCGAATCGCGTCCAGCGTGGCCAGCGGGTTCTGCCGCGGCGGCGCGAGCCCGAAGACATCGATCGGCAGCGCCCCCACTCTGTTCACGGGTTCCAGCATCCGTCTGAAGCGGGTGGCCTACACACGAGCCTGTGCGTCTAGTAGCACGCAGTCGTGTCTAGTTGTCTTAGGCTCTCGTTTAGAATGCTGCGGCAGGCTGCACTATGGCCCTGATGGACCCGCAGTTCCCTCACCCGTCGCCGCCGCGCCGCCTCCTCGAGGTGCACGAAGTCGCGTACGTGCTCAAATGCAGCCAGGAAACCGTCCGCCGGCTGATTCGCAATGAGGAACTCCCGGCCAGTCGTCCGTTCGGCCGATCGTTGCGGGTGAAGGCCCAAGACCTGGATGCCTTGATCGACGCGCGGCGGGTGAACGGGGTGACGCCGAGCGGGTGATGCCGGAGCCTCGCGGCCGGCGACCGCACACCGCGGAGCTGCCGCTGCCGCCATCGTTCACCCGTCGTCGACGTCGGTGGATCCATCAGCCGGCCGGCACGAAAGGACCGCAGACCATGGGACAAGCACTCGATCGTGACGGCAATGTGCTCGGCGAGGCGGACGGCGATACCAAACGCGAGGTGTTCGAGAAGCTCAACGCC